GACTTCTTGATAAACATTGATAACCTCAACCTTTTGCCACTCTGGTTTGTATCCGTTGATGGGATTAAACACAAAGGCGCTGAAGCCACGGTCATTCAAACTCATTACATTAATAACTTCTGGCTCACCGTGATCAGCTTCACCAATGATAATAGACCAATCAAGTGGCACCTTTAATTCATAATTGCCTATTCGTAATACGGCCGCAGGGCAAGAGAAGCTTTCAAGAAAGACCAATGGAACAAACATATAGTCCACATCAGCTGGGTTGCTGTAATCCAATACTCCATATCTTAGATCTTCGTTAATCTCATCAGGCAACTTGTCTAAGTCGTATGTGTGATTGTTTACTGTTAAAATGTTCATTTAAAATTTACCTTTTCTGTTTGGTATGGATAGTTTGCTTCTTCGTAAAACTTCTTGCGTTTGGCTAGGTGCCGTTTAGCAAACTTTGCTGTACTCGTTATGTCCCAAATCTGGACAAAATCTTTGTCTTGCGCTTTTCTTATGCCACGCCCAATACTTTGAATAACACGGACAAAACTTTTTCCGGGTTCCACAAGAACCAGATTAAAAATTCTAGGGATATTAATACCCACAGCGGCCACACCATAGGTGGCCACAATAATCTTATTATCAGCTGTTGTAATTTCGTCGTATTCGTCTTTTCTATCTTTGCTTTTCATTGCCCCACTGACAAATACGCTATCTGGCAATCGTTCAACTAGCATCTTGCCAGAAGCAATGCGGTCAACTAAGACAAGAGTGTTACCTGTTTTGCTAATTGCATCTATTGTTCTTGCAAGTTCGTCTATTCGCTTTTCATTAGACGTTAGGTAAGTTAGTTCCTCTTGGTAAGTTTTATATTCTACCTTATCATCAAACTGTAATACCTTAACATGGCACTGTGACAATACACCTATGTCTTGTAATTCGCTTGCTTGAAGTCTATGCAACACAGGACCCAAGCTTGCTAACAAACTAATGTACTCGTGTTCTTCTTTTGGAACTGTACCAGTTAGCCCCCAACGGATTGGGATGTGTGCAAAAGGGCCTGTTAACATTGTACGCAACACATCTGCTTTGGCCATGTGTACTTCATCAACGATAACAGCAATAAGATCATCAACAATTGCTTCAATGCCTATTTCACTTAGACCTTCTTTACTACGTTTGATAAGTGTGTTAATACTTTGCCATGTAGCAATGGTATGTGTATGTCCAAGGTCTTTCTCATCTCCAAAGTATACACCAACATCTAATCCCATGTTAACATAGTCAGCATGTGTTTGACGAACCAAATCTTTGTTTGGCACAATAACAAGCGTACGACCAAACGGTTCGCAACACAAGCTCATAGACGCTGTCATTAGCGTCTTACCAGCACCTGTAGCAATTTCCTGGACGCCGTGCGGGTTAGCAAGATAACGGTTAATACACTCTACTTGGTAGTCCCTAATCTTAATAGGTTGTCCTTCTGCAGGGTGTCCTTTAGGCCAAAGTATGTGACTAAACGTATCCTCGGTAACTTCTGTAAAATTAAGATTATGCGACTGTCTTTGATCATCAATTTCAATTTGCCAGCCTTCCTCATCTAAGATAGGCAATACTCTATCTAGTAAATTAATATAGGTGGCGCCTGCTGTGGTAAAGAATCCAATCTTACCATCCCACCTGCCTAAGCGAAAAGCCGGTACGTGATACGCATATGGCAATTGGTACTTTAACTTGGCTTCGCAACGACGTCGTGTACTAGGATCCAGGTCATGGAACTTAATGTTTACTTCGTCTTTAATTTCTAGTCTTGTTATTCCTGGCATAGTATCTATAATAACATACTCCGCTGGCAATGTATAGTCATAACAATGCAAAGCGGAGAAACTGATAGTGGGGGTTACGTATACTTATCTAAAAACCACCAGTTTTTTTGACTGGCCTAAAAATATATTTTGGCCAAAAAGAAAGGGTTCCTAAGAACCCTTTCCCACCGACTACATTCCACGCAAATAGTCAGCTGTCGGTAACTTTATGCACCACGTTTCATCACGGTAGTTTCTGCCAGACGCTTCCACTTGTCGTTGCCGGGGCCACACATCTTCTTCAAGTCTGCAATCTTAATAACTGTACGCAAAGACAGCTCACGCAATTTGTCTTTGTTGGCATCCACATACTCGTACAATTCTTGCTTGGCACCTTCCTCAAACTCGTAGTGGTCCAACATACCATCCATCATAATCTGTTTGATACGCAACATCTTGTCACGTGTGGTGTCAAGTGTCAAGTCTAGATAGTGACAGCGTGATTCCAACGCACCCAAGTGATCCTTCAACTTAGCACTCTTAACGTGCTCAAATTTAATGTTAGTGATAAAGATAGCAGAGCCCTTGAACTCAAAGCGATCTGGTACACCCTCTGAACGCAACATACGGCTATCAGTGTTCCAGCAAATTGTACGCTTCTTAGAACTGTCCAAAGCGGCTTTCAAAATATTAAGTGACAACTCGTCAAGCAAAACGCTGTCACAGTCGTCAAACACAAGAACGTTACCTTCACCACTGTAATTGTAGAGCTTGCAATACAGACCAATAGCCGACATTGCACCTTTAACAACTTCATAACGTGGACGGCGTCCACCAATCTTGTCAAACATGGCGCTCTTGTCAAGCACCTTTTCAACCCCAAAGCTTTTACCTACACCTGGAGGGCCAACAACAATCATAGCACGGACGGTACCGTCTACTGCACCTTCTGTCATTTCTTCCAGAATATCAAAACGCTCGCGAATACGCTCAATAGCCTGCTCGTCAGTTTCCTGCACTTTAGACTCCTTTTTCTTGGGGGTTTCGTAATTTGCCTCAATGCTGGTAGTAGCGCAATCTGCGGCACTAGCTGGTTCAACATCTCTCATGGATTGTACTTTAACACGAACTTCCCGTCCTGCAAACTCGCCAAGCGATTCGTCTGCAAGGACCGTAACATATCCGCCTTTGTTGCCTTCTTTATAGTCGGCAACAAGTTGGAATGTCTGGTTGTTAATGTTGAAATTACGGTATGTACCGTTCTTGATAGTAATGTATGCTGACATTTTAGTTTCCTTTGCGTGGAATGATTAAACAATAACTCTATTATATGCGATTTAGTGACATTTAGCAACCTCTTTTTTTGCTATGTTGCTTTTACACAACACGGGTTGTTTTGCCCTCTTTTTACTGTCTATGTATGTATTGTAAGCGGTTTTGGGCCTAATGTCAAACACTTTTTGCCACTTTTTGTAGTTTTTTTGCAACAAAAACTAAAAATTGTCTATTTTTTAAGCAAATTAACGTAAGTCTGCGTCTTCCATGCCTGCGACACGAAGCTTGGTCACATTGTTTATTTGGAATTGCTTACTGTCAATTGCCTTAGACAGGCCAATAAACTTATTGCGAATGAGTGCAAACTCATTTACAAGGTAATCCATTGTGACTACATCTGGATCACCATCAGCATACTTTTCTGCATCTCTAGAACTTAGTGTGCGATTGTAGTGCTCAGTATATTGTCTAAACTTTAAACTACGCAATTCACGCATTTTAATGTTCAAGTGTTCTAGTATTGCTTCAATTTCTTGCAATTGATTAAAACGATACTCAACAATGCCAGGCATTTCTCTGCTGGCACGTTCTAGACTACCTTCCATCTTTAATTCTCGGCGAGCTTCAATTAGCTCTGTGTCAAAATAAGCTATGCAGTCGGGCAAGTGACTGAGATCGCCCTTTATCTTGCCAAACCAACTGCTCATTAATAATCCTCGCTATCGTAGTCTTCATCCTCATCAAATTCCTCGCCTAGAATCTCAGCAAAGGCACTGTCAAGTACACTGTCAAGACCATCTGCATTTTCTCTAGCACCTTCTAAGTCGAGAAAGTCTTCTGCGGCACGTAAAAAACCAAGTGCGGCATCAGCTCGTTCTTTTTTATCAATGTAAGGTTTAAGAGCTAACCACATTTGGGCTAGCATTTCTCCAGAATCATTCATTATCATATAATCTCCATTAGTCAATTGCTGACTGCGATACTTATTCGATTAGTTATTTTTGTTTTGCCATTTGAGCAAGATATTCATCATTATGAATCCATTTGTTTTTAACTAAGAATCCCCATTCACGTTTTTGCGGGCCTGGCATAAACATGGTCCAACACTCTACGTTAGGATCAAGCTCAATACGATGATAGCTAGTAGCGCCACATACACGAAAACTGCCGGGTCCTCGCCATACAGCAATTTCAGTGAATTTGTGGCCTTGTTTGTCAAATTGAGGAATCCATTCATAGTATCCACCTTTTAAAATTAATGTGGCATACGGCCACGGATGATCATGAACATCGTCAGGATCGCTTTTAAGAAACTTATGAACAAAGATGTTAAATGGAAACCACTTGCGATCTTTAAGAAACACATAATAGCGTTCCAACAAAGGTTCATTGCTCTGCCTGTCTAAAATAACTCTGTGGCGGCCTAGCCGTTGCATTAGTTTTTTAATCATAGTGTATTATAACAGAAAATTGCAAGCACAGTGCAGGGTGCGCTGACCTATAATCCTAACACCCTGCAAGCCTAACCATTTTTATGGTCCTGTGACATATTACTCTGCTGAATCAGTTTCTAATTCAGGAACTTCTTGCGGAGTACTCTTGTCAAAAATGTGTGGGTTAGTTGTAATGTCAGACATTACACGATCCAAGCAACCATCATCATTTCGTTCCCAACCTTTACGGAACTTCTTGATAATTTCACCGTCGGCAGTAGTGTAAAGCAAGCTGTTGCCTTCTTTCTTTAACATACCTTTGCCTTCAATTAAATCAGTCAATCCCGAATATGGGTTCATGCCTGTTTCATACGGAATTTTAACTTGGACTGATTCAAATGGCTTGGCATAGCGTGTCTTCATGATTTTACATGCGGCACGAATACCCTTAACTTCCGAAATCTTGTTGCCATCTTCGTCTTCTTTCAACTTCAACTTACGCATAGCTACAACAATAGAGCTAGCATAGATAAAGCCCTGACCACCTGAGATTTTATCATCTGGGTCAAACATATCTTGTGAAGCGTATGTGTGATTGGTAGCAACAAGACCCAAGTTCAAGTCGCCAAACATGTTAACGCAATTACGAACAAGTGCTGTAAGTGCTTTAGGCTTGCGACCCATATCACCCTTCATGTCACCTGCGTTAAACTGATTAACATCAGTGGGTGTCAACAACATGCCTAGTGAGTCTAATACAAACAACACTTTAGGACGTTGCTCTTCTGGAATTGCCTTGTATTGAGCAACAAATTCGCTAATCATCTTAGCAACGTCATCAATCATGGCCATGTTAAGCTTTAACAGCTTATCTTCACTAGTGTCTACATTCAATGCATGTAGCCACTTTTCATCAAGTGCGTTTTCTGTATCAATTAAGATTGGATAAATGCCTTGTTTTTGTGCGTTGGCGACCAAGTTACCTGAACAAATAAAACTCTTGCCTGCACCTGATTCACCTGCAAACACAGTAACCTTACCCATTGGAATACCTCGGTTAAAGTCGCCAGAGATAAGATAGTTTAGTGCGTAGTTGTTTGTTGAAACCCAATCAGTTGGGTCGTTAAAGCCTACACTTAGGCCTTCGATTGACTTTGTAATGCTCTTACGAAATTTAGAGACATCAAATGCTTTTGCCATTTTATTATCCTTATAGATGAAAGGGGGTAGATCACTACCCTCTTTGGTGTTCAATTAGTTTGAACGATTACGAATCATCTTGAGGATGTCGTCAACGCTAGGCTTACCGCCTGCATCAGCGGCAGGTGCGGCTGTAGTTGTCACTTGTGGTGCAGGTGTTGGAGCAGGACGTACTGTTGGTGCTGGCTTAGATACAACTAAAGTATCTTCATCAACGTCGGCAGCGGCACCAGTTGCGTTAGCAATCTGAACGCCACTTGGGCGATAGAACTTGCTCCACTTTTCTGGATCATACAACTGACCATCGACTGATGCTTCAAACATCTCAACAATAGCACGAAGCTCATCGGTGCCTGGACGCTTAGGCATAAAGTCGTTTAAGTTAAACAAACCGTGCTGTGCAATTGATTGTAACTCATCTTCATTTAAGCCACGTTCTTTACGTGCCCATCCACTGGTGCTGTAATCAGCATAGCCACCTTTTTGTGTCTTATTAAGACGGAAATCTGTGCCACGCATATAATCCGTTGGCAATTCTTCCATGTCAGGATCCATCAATGCTTGTTTGATCAATGTAAAGATCTGTGGGCTAATAATGAAACGACGGATTGGATTTTCCGGTGTAGTTTGTTCTTCCATTGGGCTGTTTACAACAAAGCCCTGGAATACATAACTGCGTTTCTTCCAGTACTTGCGTCCAAGTGTTTCCATGTTTGGATCTTTGAACCATGGGCGTATTTGAGCGTGGATTGGACAAGTCTCACCCCACATTTCAACGCATGGTACTTGTACAATAACTTTCTTAGATTCGTCTTGACCTTTGACGCCAGGGAATTCAATGCGAATCATCTGACGCTCTTTCCAGAAGAAAGTATTGCTTTCATCTCCATCTGGTAGGAAACGTAATGTTGCTGATGAACCTTCGGGAATGTTCCAGTGTGCATAGATTGCGTTATCACCGGTGCTGGTATTTGATGAACCAGACTTTTGTGCTTGCTCGGCTAAGCGAGCGCGGATTTCTGCTAATGAAGCCATAATGTTTTTCCTTTATATATTAGCCAATGTTAGTGTTTTAGTCTCTTGTGAGCCAAACAACACATGCTTAGATTGTCTTTGCATGTGTTGTATTGTACTTACCTTTGCTATCTAAAAGCAATAGCCAAATCAAGAAATTTTTGCCAAATTGGCAAAATGAGTCTGGTATTATAGCATAGGTAAATATAGGATGTATCAATTCAATGACATTAGATCTGTACACTTGGAGATTACAAATAATTGTCAGGCAAAGTGTCCTATGTGTCCACGCCGGATTAATGGTGGACCTATCAATCCCAATCTTAACCTTTCCGAAATAAGTCTTGAAACTTTTAAAAAATGGTTCCCATTGGATTTTATTAAACAATTACATACACTTTTCATGTGTGGTAATTTAGGTGATCCAATTGTTGCTCGAGATACGCTGGAAGTTTTTAAATTTATTAGAGAAACAAATAACAATATGTCACTGGTCATGCATACAAATGGTAGTGCTAGGTCAAACGCATGGTGGGAAGAATTAGCAAAATTAAATGTAACTGTAATCTTTGGCATTGATGGCTTAGAAGACACTCATCATCTATATCGAGTAGATACATCTTGGAAAACAATTATTAATAATGCTACTACATTTATCAATGCAGGCGGAAAAGCTGAATGGCATATGATAGTATTTGAGCACAACGAGCATCAAATTGATGCATGTAAATTACTAAGCACATCAATAGGTTTTGCAGACTTCCAAGTTAAGCACACTTCTAGATTTTATGATGATGTTTTTATTGTTTTAAATGAGGAAGGTAAAAGCACTCACACATTAAAACCAAGTAGCAAAAGTAAAAAAATCATGCATATGATTAAAAATAATAAACAACCTGGCAGAATAGATTGCAAGTCAGTTAATTTACAACAAATTTATGTTTCAGCAGATGGACACATTGGGCCGTGTTGTTGGTTTGATTGGAGTTGGAAGCGACCAGAAAACAAAAACAGGATTGATTATATGAATAAAATAGGCACATTGCCTAATTTAAATCATCTTACAGTCAGACAGGTGTTTGATTCAGGATATTTTAATAGTATAGCAGATACATGGAGCAATAATCCATTGCTTGGTTGTGTTGCACAATGTGGAAATGTAGACGTACTGGGATTTCAGTTTGATGAATAAAACAAAAATTTTATTTTACTAACAATTTATCTAAATTTAACGTAAGATCATTTACTGCTTCGCTTACCATAGATTGATTAACATGATACATTGATGGTAATTGATATTCAATGATATCACTTAGATTACCTGTCCTTGCCGCTCTCTCCATCATGCGCTTTAACATGATAACTTCGCTTCGACCCTTGTTGCGAATTTCATCTATCTGTTGTGTACCATCTAATCGCTTGCTCCATCTGAGCAATTCCATTACATCTTTGCGACGACGACTGATTTCAATAATTTTTTCACCAAGTGTGTCCCAGGGCTTGCCACCTTGATCTACATGCAATGCCATTACACGAGCACCTAATAAATGTGAATGTGGATAACGGAATCGCTCACCGTGATTCTCAATGAACAAGGCTTCAATATTTCTACTACGAGCACCTGGTTTTTCTTCTGTTACAGGCTTGCTGTGACGAAGAATAATCTTTGTATTACCCAGTGGATGGTAACTGGTCTTGGTAGTATTGCGATTTTCTTTTAACTTGTACTCTGTTCTATGAACCAATTTCTTAGGTTCAATATCACCTGCGTAACTCTTGGTTACTACTGTATATAGGTAACGATGTGCAATTGCTGTAATGCGTGATTTGAATGATTTTTCTAGCCACGCTGTATCTGTTTTTTGTGGATCATACCAAATTTCAACTTCAGTATCATCATTGTTTACCATGACCATTATATTTTGGTCTGGCAAATATTGATAAATTGCATCTTGCTGGTCAATAGTATCTGCACCATCTTCGTCTTTAAAATTGACATTATGGCTAGTTCCAGCAACACTGGCTGCGATTTCTGCGGTTAGATCTTGTTGTACACTCATACTTGTATTTAGTTATAAGAAGCCTATTGGCATGGGCTTTAGGACTTCATCACTTCCGGCATTTACTAATCTATCATAGGTTGCCGAGTCCCAGGTCATTACTACTTCAACAATACGTAGTACTAATATTGTTGCCATTACTAGGTCATCTGTTTCTCCATCTTTGGCCGCAAAACTAGCACCACGTGCAATAAAATTCTTTAGTTCTCGCAATAAGTTATGACTACGAATTGTCATTTTGTCGCTTTCAACATAGTTTTTCAATCGCATACAAGCAGTGATTTTTGTTTTATGCCCGGTATTAAAACCTCGACGACCTCTACTTTGCCCTACTCTGCGAATTTCCTGTACAAATGTGCCTGGAATATGTTCTTCTCCATATTCACGAATACTAATTAGTGCGGCTTCACCAATGGTGTTATTTTCTACTGACCAGTATATTTCAGCTGTACCATCAGTTTCATCTTGTAACCATTTTAATATGCTTACCAGGGTTCTTAGCTGTCCTTGTATATCTGTTTTGTTATGCTGCCATTCAGCAACTTGTTGAAGTTCTGGTAGTTTAAAAACTTGAATGGCGGCGGGGTCGCCGCCAGTGCCCAAGCTTGGATCCCAACCAATAGCATAACCACTGTTGCTTTCTGGATACTTGTAGACTCGTACTTGACCAATTTTAAGAGCAGGGTCTTTACTTTCCATAGTAATTAACTTCATTGAGTTAACTAGCGTTTCGTCAGCAATAACAAATTCGCATTCGTGTTCACGTAAGAAACGTTCTTCACCGATCTTAATGCGTTCGGTTTGTGCCCATACTTCATCTCTATCTGGATGTGAACTCCATATAAACTTAATGCTGGCAAATCCGTTGCGGCCTAGCTTTTGCTGATTGCCATACTCATCAATGTTCTTGGTAGCATCTTTCCAAATACGAGCAAATTGGTCATCATCCTGGTTAGGTGTACTTGTAATAATACACTTACCACCTGTTGATAGTGTAGGACTAATAGAAGTCCAAAACTCACTTGCAATACGTGGTTTAACGAAAGCAAACTCGTCACAATAAATTAATGATAATGACATACCACGAGCTGTTGTTTCTGTTGTGGTTGTTGAAATAATGCGACTACCATTATCAAAGTCAATGCTACCTTTGTTATAACTAGTAGCACCTGCTTTTAAAAATTCAGGAAGTGTTTCATATGTATAACGAACACGTTGCATAATCTCTTGAGCACCGGCAAACTTGTGTGCGGCAATGAGAATTGTTTGATCTGCCATGAACATTGCTCGCCATACCAGGTAGGCTGCCGCGCAGGCAGTCTTGCCCATCTGGCGACCAAGCATGTTGATACTATAACGATTGTTATGATAACAATCAATTAGTTCGCGCTGATAATCAAATAGTGCAAAACGAACTTTACCCTTAGTTGGATGTTGTACCCAGCAATATGTATCAATAAAGTATACAGGATCTTGAGCACACAAGGCAAGTTCACGGACTTGATCGTCCGTGAACTTTTCTACTTTGAATGGCTGTTTTACAAAAGTATTTTCAAGAGCCACAAGGGCCTCCTATTACTTTTTTCGAGCAATATTTTCTGCAACAAACTTACGATATTCACCCATTGCACGTTTAAACTGTTCT